TATTAATTATTTCTTTTCTTTTTCATTTGTGTCATTTTGGAAAAATGAATCAACTCCAGAGCATAAAGCAACAGAAACACCAGAAATAATCAATAAATATAGCCCAAATTCAATTTTTGCAGAAGAAATCACCGTACTAGAAACATCCTTGGCAATATCCCTACTGTGGTTATCTAAGCCATAGCTATTTTTATCAATACTACTGTTAGAAACGCGTTTTGCAGTTTCAATCTTATTATTAAAATCTGCAATTTCCATAAAAATTCCACAGAATATTACTAAAACACCAACAAGGACGGAGATTATTTTTATTTTCTTATCTATTTGTTTAGTCTTATCTCCTAAGAGTACTAGTAATAATGGGATTGCTAATATTACAGCAAAGATAAGCCCATCCCTAGAAGCTCCATTCACTGTACCAATAATAGGGAAACTCCCCCAAGGCATAAAACAGGCCAGTATACCAATACCTGATGAAATTGCTATTGCTATTCTTTGAGTATTAATTTTTGAAGATGTTTTTTGCATAAAAGATCCTTACGCTTATAGTACTAATTACAACTATAATATCATCTTAGTTTTTTATATCAAGCTTAACCGAATCAGCCTCAAATATCAAAAACTCCCATATTTCTTAAGAATGTTTGAGCATTAGCGCGGTCAACTACGCCCTGGAAGACTTTTTCGCCGTCAATATTAAGAATAAATGGCGCAGACTTCATATCGTCGATATAATCTCCTAGGATTGAATTTTTACGGTCAATCTTTATGTCAAAACCTGGATTTAATGCAGAGTCAAAATCTAGCTTACTATCAATTTCAGCACTCAACTCACTAGCAGATTTTACTATATCACCAAGGTTAGACTCGAATCCAATATTCATACCTTGACTCATATAGTCGCCAATCCCCATAAATAGACGTGATGGAGAATGAATGCCTAAGAACTTTTTAACGTTATCCACAGCTCCAGTAAACATATTTTTCATATTATTGGCAATATTTCCGATACCGTTTTTAAGACCATTCCAAATATTTTTACCAATATCACTAAATACTTGCCATGCATTGCTAAAAGCTTTGGTAATATCATTCCAACGCTCTCCGGCCCAGTTTGCGACCCCGCTAAACGCGGAAGTTAAACCATTCCATGCTTCACTTGCTTTGGCCTTAACATGATTGGCAAATTTACCGAACTCAACACCAGCATTATTTGCAAAAGCGCCTATATTTTCTCCAGTTTTTGCTAAACTTTTAGCCATTGGGCCAAAGAACCCCTGGTCAGCCCCTGTCATACTGTCATTATAAGCTTTGGTTGCTTTTTTAGTCTTATCTTGGATAGTTCCTTCTAGTCTGGCAATATCCTCACCATTGACTTTGACCATGTTACCATTTTCGTCTTTATACTCAAGTGTACCTTTTTTCAGATCATCAATAGCTTGTTTAGTATTCTTATATTTCCCAGAAATAAGGCCCTGCATAATAGTGTCCGTTGCTAATGATGTTATTTTTTCATCATTCTTTTTCTTAAGCTCATCAACCGCGGCTGCAGTGTCCTTTGCAGCGCTTGTAAGGTTTTTCTGCGAAATTTCAACCTGAGCATTAGCGGAATCCACTCTTAATCCAGCTTCATAGACGTCTTGTTGAGAAGAAGACATATTCTTATATGATAAAGTTCCATTATCTACTAACGTTCTTAATGATTCATAATTTACCCCTTTTTCTTTCTCAACTGCAAGAAGATCTTTCTGGGCTTGTTTTTGATCTTTAATAGCTTGTATGTGCTGTAGGTCTACGTCTGCTTGTGTCTTACGTGCTTTGTTTAGTATATTTTCGGCTTCTCTTACTTCATCTGTAGATCTTTTGAGATCATCCTGGGTTATTTTTAGCGCCTTAGCAGATGCCTGTGCTTTCCAAGTAGAAGATGCTCCCTGCTCCATAGCAGATTTAATACTACCACCGATAAAGGCAATCCCTGCGATAATTCCAGCTCCAGCCAGAATTAAAGGATGTGCCATAATTGCTGAAAATGCACCTAAAATTGTGGTTAAGACCGTAGTCTTTATGGTTGTAGCTAATGTTATTAAAGCAGCCTTAAGACCATACAGCCCTCCTCCAGCCAACACGAACGCAGTATTTAATGCGCCTATTTTTGCAGACACAGCAGCATAAGCAGCAGGAGACGATAGCATCACCGAACGAAGAGTTGCAACACCGTCCTTAAGATCGTCAAGTGCTTTCTTGGCTTTGATTGCAATAACTAACCCACCGATAGCAACAGATACGCCAACTATAAATTCAGATAAACCTCTATTGTTTGCAATATTTCTGAACGCATCACCAATGCCATTTAGGAAAAAGACAATAGCTCCACCTGCTAATTTCGCAAGTGGGATCAAGAAAAAGTCAATGAAGGGTTTAAGATAGGTATCCCAGACTGTTGCCAGTACTCTTCCCACCAACCTAATCGCTCCACCTAAGGCATTCATGAACGCAGGCAATAACTCATTTCCAGCCCACTGGATAAATGGTTTAATTCTATCCCATACATCAGACAGAATCTTCTTGGCAGGCTTGATGAACTTATCGATGTCATCGCCGAATTTTTTAATGGCTTTCCCGATCTTGTCAAAGTTAAAGTCCTTAAAAGCATTCTTCAATTTTTCAAAGATCGCATTAACTTTATCAACCCCCTTTGCGATATCAGAATTATCAAAACCAAGCCCTGAAGTATCATGGCTAACGCTGCCACCACCTCCAGACTTGCCAGAGCCACCAGAACCGCCTGTATCTTGCTTGGATAGTACATTCATCTCATCGAATCCGGCAAGCTGTTTCTGAAGCTTTTTAGCGGCCTTAGTAGTATCTCCAATGTCTTTTGTAGAACCTTGTGCAGCTTTACCTACATTTGCCATTGAGTTAGCAGCTTGGCCACCAGAAGAAGCTACATTTTTAGCTCCAATAGATCCAAGGCCAAACAGCGCGCGGACTGCATTGATAGCCGTTAAGACAAGCTTAATAAATGCAGCTACATAGTTAGCGGCAGTTAAAATCACATCTTTAACTACATTAAAGAATCCAGCGATATTAGATTGGCCAATAGTATTCATACAGGCCGTGATGCCACGCACAATAGCATTCTGCATATTCATAAATGAAGTAGCAACGCCACCAGTGGCTCCTGCTGCTTGCTGCTCAAATGAACCTAGGCCGTTAATACCTTCTTTGTTAAGCTTCACGGCGGCCCGCATGAAGTCATCCATTGAAGCCTTGCCGTCTTGCAGCGCATCGTAGAGCTGAGAAGAATCCACATAACCCATGGCATTAGCAATCTGCTTGAGCTGGGCTGGCATAGTCTGCATGAGAGTCTTCCAGTCCTGCATCTCTGGTTTACCCTTAGCGTATGCCTGTTGTAATTGCTCCATCGCAGAAGCCTGCTGTTGAGCGTCTGCACCGCCGGCTAAAATAGCATTATTGAGTGCTAAGTAGATAGCAGTGGAGGCTCTCAAGTTACCATTTGTAGCTGTAAAACGCTGGACGGCAGTAGTTGCAGCATCAAGAGTGGTTGGAAGTCCCTCAAGTTTGTTAGAGAGATAATCGATGGAAGCTTGCGAATCCTGTGCTGAAATACCAAGATTTCCCATCACACGAGGGAAATTTTTAAGTGTATCAAAACGTTTTACTGCATCGCCAGTACTAGAAGCGATCGCCGCCATAGCTTTCTGTGTAACAGCAGAAACAATGCCAATAACGGCACCAGTAGCGGCCATCTTTAGGCCCATGTTTTTAAAACCACCAGAAACTCCACCAGAAGCCGTAGAAGCGGCCTTAGAGATACTATTGAGCTTCTGATTAACTCGATCAATCTCTGCCTGGAATTGCTCAGTCTGGGCCTTAATTAAGACGTTAACCTCGTCTACTGTATGTGCCATTATTATTTCTCCTATTCAATGTGCGCATTGATGTACGCATCGAGGTCTTCAGATCTCGTAAATACCCTACTGGTTGTTTCCTTGGCCATGAAAGGCGTTTTTGGATAAGTCTTAGCATGGAATGCTGCTCTAACATATAGTCCAAGAGTATGGTTCATTTTATCTTTTTCTGTAATTCTATCTCTGTATCCATCTAGACAATTTGTGAATTGTCCAATAGTTAATTCCCAGTACTCAGTGGGATGAAGACCGATATGGAATGCTAGTTTTTCTTGGTCTCGCCAGAAATCTCGGAAGTAGGCATAGCTTCTTTCATGGCCTTCTCCATCTCCGCCTTGAGAGTCTTCGAATCTACTGTTTTGCCTAAAAAACCTGCATCAGCAATTCCTGACATAACTTCGAGCATGACCTTATCGATGCCGCTCTTAAATAGCTCATCGAACTCTTCAGTAGTTCCACCACCAGCAATGAATAAGAATAATAGGGAAGAGATAGATGGCTTGTCCTGAAGGGAAGAAAAAGCATCAAAGAAACTCATTCCTTGCTCTTTTTCAGCTTTAGCGATATTTGAAGCTTTATAGTTAAGTTGAACCATGATTTTATAACCTCGATTAAATAATTTCATTATGTGGGATTTAACCCTCCCACCGGGGATTAAATTAAGCTACTTTACTAAATGTCGGCTTGCCGGAAAGACGAAGGGTCAACTTAAAGCCGTCTACGCCATCGACAGTCTTCTCGCCATAAGTAAAGTTCTTGACAAATGCTTTATAAGCAATTTTGCGTTTACCTGGGGTCTGAATTTCCCAGTCTCGAACCATACCACTATCGAATAATGCACGCAGTTTCTCAATTTGCGTATCATCGTCCATGTAGCCTTCGAGGTCTTGCGATCCCCAGTCAGCAGCACCAGAGAGGAATTCTTTAGCACCATCTGGACTATCAAGAGTAGTTACATCAACTTCTTCTTTTTCGCCGGTAATTTCACCGATTGAAGTTAAACCTTTGATAACAAGGTTGGTTGGTTCACTTCCTGCCTTAATGAGTGTTAGGGAAGTACCCATAGTTAAGCCTTTGGCCATAACTTATTTTCCTTATTTGAATTTCACTGCACTGAAACGGCAGTTAGAGTGGAATAAAGTTCCTTCTGGATTTGGAACATCCACTGAATGTACTAGTCGATAGTTAATCGTTCTCATCTTGGCTTCGACTTCGCCAAGAATGCGGGATAGGTCTGTACTTTTGTCTGTGAAAATATCTACAACAACTTCAATCTCTTGCTTGGCAATCTGATTCTCTAGGTTATATTCAGGATTATTGCTGCCAATCCAAAAGGTGATTACAGGAACTTTGGTAAAGATTGCTTGAGAACCTTGCTGGCAAGCGTATCCTAGACTTTTTAGAGCTTTATAGATCTCTTCTTTTGGTTGATACATTATTTCCTCTCCAGACTAGCTGAGATAGCTTCTTCGATCTGTTTTTTAATATCCGCCTCTGATTCCTTGAAGCCACGATACATCGGTGCTCTTGCAGGATAACCGTTGGTTCTTATAAACCTCAGCCCCTTATTGGTCTCTAGAGGATAAACCCAAGGTGTCATACGGTAGGTCATATCTTTACCTTCCGGATGAGTACCTACGGCCTCTCTACCAACACCATACTCAACATACATTGCGTATTCGGTTGGATTCATGATTCCGCCGACAATTTCCGAACCTTTAAGCTCAGCTGGAATCACAGTAAGAGCGCCTCGCAGTTTACCACCGTGTTCATACTTATTTACTGGAATCTTTGGTTTAGTCTTCTGTTCCAAAATCGCTGAAGCACGGTTAACGCCCCTAATGAGATTCCTGATTACTACTGACTTATCAAGTTTGGATTGAATCTCTCGGATACCAGTAACGTTAATTGTCACGCTCGCCATTTCACCCCCGCAATGAGCTTGTGTGAGTCAAAGGGAAGAACTTTAGTTACTTGGTAGATCACTTCTCCTACTTTGATTAAATCGTCTAATTCAATCTCTACAGAAGTGCTGCAGGTAATACTAATATCAATCTTCTCGACAAGGCCCATTTCGTTCTGGATTGCTCCGAGTTCGTTGAATCTAACGTTTCCGTTGAAGCTACGCTTAATATTCGAGTTAACATCTTCTTGTTTAACAATTCCACCTTCATCATCGATAGATTCTGTCTTATCTAGGATGTAGATGTTCTTGTCATAAAAGACATCAGCAATGATATTCTGAGCGACCTTAGGAAACAACATTACATCTCCTGTATGGCTTTAAGATATTAGCAACCCCTCCAAATAGTTCGCTATCTGAAGCAGTAGCGATGTAATTCTTAGCGACATTCGAGAATGTAATGGTTTGGCCATTATCTGAGATGGATTGGATCTTAGTTTCAGTGTTGGAACCTGCAACCTTATCTTTAGCTTCCTGGAGTAAAGATGAAACAACCCTGACCGATATAGATACTAATCTCTCATCATATTGAAGTTTTTTATCAGTATCTAAATTAAGATACAGAGATAAACGATCAGCCATCTCAAGAGATAGAAAATCCACTAAATCGTTGTTTTCAGTAATTGAATTAACGACTTTAAGCTTTTCTTTTAACTTTGAAATGAACTGATCTTTATCTAACATTCTATTTTCCTTCGTTTTCTGGTTTTGCTTCGGCTTCAGCCACTTCTTCGACAGGAGCTTCTACTTCTGATTTAGCTTCAGCTTCTTTCTTAGCTTTCTTTAGCTTGGCTTCAGCTTTTAAATCTGCTTCCGAGATAGGTGTATAAATCTCTGGATAAGATTCATACTGCTCGATCACTACCTCATTTGAAGTGGTAAGGATCGTGCCATCTGCCATTCTAAACATCTTTTCCATGTTTTTCTCCTACATTAAAGAGTTGCAACTTTGAAGATTAAGTCTGGGGTGACAGCTTTAGCACCAGTATTTACGAATAGTGATAGTGCATAAGCATTGGAAAGAGGGATCTTCTCAGCGTCATAGTCATTAACAAGAGCCAACTGACCGACAGAACCGATACGCTGGATCATAATGTCAGCGGTTTGGCGAACGGTGTTGATAACACGAACACCATGGAAGAGTTCGATTGCCTCTGCCTTAGAACCGTCATTACCTGGGATCTTATCAATAAGGTTACGGAGTTTACCATAACCCTTAGGGCTACAAGTAATTACGAGCTCAGAGCGATCCACGCCATCGACCCAGTCGTTAGAAACGGTTTCAGCCTTAGCGATGAGTTCCTCAACCTTTTCTTCGATAGCAGTTAGAGTTGGAGTGATAGTAACTGCAGTAGCAGCAGCTTCAGCAATACGGAAAAATTCTTTGTCGAGGAAGGCAGCGACACGGCCAGCGTGAGATGCGGTACGACGATTTAAGAGACCATTGATACCGCTAAGCGTGATGTCTTTTGCCTCAAGCTCTTCAACGATCTCTTTGTCGGTATCGATGTTGAGAATGACTTTACCGCTATTCTTAAGAGCAGTACCCTTATTAGCACCACGAGCGGTACCGTAGTTGTTAAGTTCTGCATCCTTAAAGCGATCGAAAGTGACTGAGCCACTGGTTGGATCACCAGAATAGTCATTATTTTTAATAAGTGTGGACACACACTTTGCGCGAATAGCGTCGATGATAGCACCACGAATTTCAGCTAATTTATCTTTAGTGGCGCCAGTGGTTAGAATTGATAAGGCATCTTGTGCCATTTTAATAATTCCTTGTTTTAGATAACCGCTACACCAGGATTCCCAGAGTGCGGTACAGTCGAAGATTTATCGGTAGGGGTAGCCCCTGAAGCTTTAATCTTAGCCTGAACGCCTTCCATGAGCTTTTCTTCCCAGAGGGTAGAGAAACTCTCGATATTCGCAGTCATTTTTTCCGCATCATTGTCAATTAGATAATCTGCGAAATCTGCTGGGATATTCTTTTTAGATAGCGCCAAGAGACAGTCTGATTTACGCTCTCGCATAGTGATGCTTCTTTCGCGCTCTTCAATCTCTTTCAGCTTTTCTTTCTGAGCTTCTGTTGCACGCTCTTCTTCTGTGAGTTTGGCTTTACGCTCGTACTCTGAGAGAGCATCTGCAACTGCCTGCTTAGTCTTCTCGTCAGACTTCTTGTTAAGTTCATTAACCCGTTTCTGGATTAACTCATTAACTTGGTCTTGTGTAAAGGTAACCTGCTTTTCGCCGTTATTAGCCTCTCCTGCAGTCTGATTGGCCTGGCTATTAGATTCAGCACCGTTTTGGTTCATCATCTTCCTTTCTTTTACGTTCTTAAGGATTAACTTGAGACAAAAAACGACCAGCATTGGTCGTGGGGCTTCAAAATAAAAAAAGACCAACTATGACCTATGCAAGTCGTAGATGATCTAGGGTTATTATAGCATAGAAACCCTAAAGATGAGCATCAAATTGACAAATAACCACATCTGAGTTAAAATATAATAAAAGAGACCATTCGCTAGGTTTTGTTCCTAGGTCAAGAGGGTCTCTTTTACTTATATTTAATGAACTTATTTCCGCGAACTATTATAATTCCATCAATTTTTTCAGAATTATTCTTGACCGATAGGTGCTTTTCCAGCTTATCAAAAATCCAACTCATATTCTTATCGAGATAAGTCACATCTATCATAATATATCTCTTGCCTTGATCCGTAGCCTTATTGATCGTATTTCTAATGACCATTTCGCCAGTCGAAGTTGGTGTTTTTAACTCCCAATTAACCCCAAACACCTTAAAATCTTTAGTAGGCACCCTTGGGTCATTATGGATTAGAGTAACCTTATAATTCAAGTTTTCTACCCTTCTAATAAGGTCTATCTCTGCATTTGTAAGTTTTTCACTATATTCATTATCAGGAGTATTAGGCATTTGCTTATCGTAGATATTCTTCGGAGGGGCAATTGGGTCTAATTTATCATACTGGTTAATATATTTTTTATCATATGGAGATAGTCCATCTTTAATCCCGATAGATTGTCTCGGAATAGCAGCATTCGAGATATTTATATCATTACGTTTTAGCCACTCATTATAAGGCACATTATCCACATATTCATTCTCGCCGTCTTCATTTCTAGCAATTCTAATTGCAGACTCGTATTCTTCGCCAAGATAAGCAGAAACTGTAGAGCGACAGTTAGGATGAAGAGGAGGAAGATTCTCTCCCGCCTTAGCATCCTCAATATTGTAGACTTTTTTATCATGATCTCTACATATATCTGAGGTTCTCGAATCCAGCGTTGCGATGAATTTATACTTCTCAATCCCCATCATCTTCAGAGCTTCAATTTCCGCCTGATTCTGGAAATAACATGTTTCCGTCTGAACTAACCTTGTAGCCTCATATTGTGTAACCCCAAACCTCTCTCTGATTCCTCTCGCAGTTTTTGAATAGCTTTCGCCTCTCGCAATAGCAGAGCCTATGACCTCTTTCAGAGTATCAGCCAATTTATCTGTATTCTTCCAAATCCTCTCTGAATAATTACCACCTAAGAATTTAGTATTAAGAACTTGGTTAACTGCTCGATTATCTAACTTAGAAAAAGCAGGGTTAACCTTAAGCCCTACGCCAGTGTCATAGATGGTCTTATAGTAGGCATTCTTTATCGTCTCTCTGTGAGCTTTTGTCTCAATTTGCTGATGTTTTAGACTGGCTTTCTTACTTTCTGCCCAACAGTCGGCATATAGATATTCAAGCCTCGTCATGCGCGCCTTATAGTTATCTGGAAGATATTCAGATAGTCCAGCCTTCTTCATCTCTCGATGAAAACGTTCTAGATCACCATTTGAGATAATGACCCTTAACTTTTCTTGATCGAATCCCTCGTCGTCTTTATAGCAGTTTTTATATAAATTCTTAATATCCTCAACGATCTTTATTTTTGCATCATCGTAAACCGCGTGAATATCCTCTAAATATGGAACAGAAAGCTTCTCGGCCTCATCTAACCGATCTTCGGCACGCTCTCGCCAATACTCATCAGAAGGCAACCCACGACGATTCTTCATTACTAATCCTCGTCGTCATTTGCAGTGCTCTTGTCTACGTTAGGTAGTCCTGTCGCATAATTGTCGTTAAATTCAGGCTTATTTTCTTCTTTTGCTAGCTCCACGGTCTCTTTGGCATCGTTAACAAATGATAATTGAGCCACAAGCGTCTCTTTATCGACCAAGCCAACAAGATTGTTGATCATTTGAGACTGTTCGTAATCGTTCTGTGGCAATGCACGCTTAAACACAACATCCACATCAGCGGGGCTGATTAAGCTCATATTGTTATTGAGATTAAAGAATCGGTTATAAATCCTGAACCTATCGATTAAGGCATTCTCGAAGTAGCGCTCCTTATCTTTAATGTGCTGCTCAAACGCGAGGAGTTTATAGAGCAAAGCTACGCCAGAAGAATTACCAGCGAAGTTCTGGTCGCTCATGTCTGGCGTCATAGAGATTTTATGGATGTCAGAGAGGAGAGAAGACCTTAAAACATCAGCGTCCGCTTCATTGATATCCTTAACAATATATTCAACCTTAGCGTCAGATGGGATTCCTGCAAGCGTTCTAGACTCTTTAAGCGCGTCTTTCTGTTCTTTAGTGATATTCATCCCATAAAATGCAAGAATAGCGTCTACCAAACGCTCACGATCGATTACGCGGTCTGATTGTAAAATGTTATAAGCATCGAGTAGGGAAATAACAGGCTCGAAATCACCCATACGGTCTGAGCTATTCATGTATTCAATAACCGGCACTTCACCATAGCCGTGCATGAAGTCTTCAATCTCTGGTACTTGGGATAAGTGGCCATCTTTGAGGTTCCGCTCCATGCAAAGTTCTGGAGTTAGGATAGTAACGTCAAACTCATTCTCAAGTTGCTTACCTTTATCATCGAATACCGGATTGTAAATCACCGCAAAAAGCTTATTGTGCTGAACGCTATTATCATAAGCTAGAATGATATTGCTTGGATTAATGCGAGTGGACCATGGCTCAGCTAGTTCGTTAGTATAAACACGCTCAAAAGCATGACCATAAACCGAAACATCCGTTGCAAGCTCCACATCAAGATTAGAGATAGTCTGCTTCTTGTAATTATCGACGATTAAATCAACATTAAGCCCCTCAGAGACTAGATATTGAACTGGATTACCCAAAAGATAGCCCACATTGGTCTTTGTGATATACCTAGCGTTATTAGCCACAACTTTAACTTCATGCGGTGCCGGTCTTGAGGTTACGTTTACCGAAGAGAAGTAATCTTTCAGGGTATTGTAATATCTGACCTGCTCTTTGCGAGTCAAAGAAGTTAATAGGTTATTAATAATTTCATCTGTTGGCTGTGTTCCTCTCGCGAGAGTACATTGTTTAATTATAGGCATTTATCCTCCTTACCTTTCAAAAACCGAACTTCGGTTATATCTAGAGCCATAAAGCTCTGAATCGCTCAAAATCTGAACTTCCATTCCACTAGTAGTCTGCTCATAGATTGAAGCCAGAACATCCACAGCATCGTCGTGAGCGTTCTTACCTTTACGCTGATAACTCATCACCTGCTTATAAAATTCAGGGAAGCGAGTTTTCCAATTTGGTGGCATATAGATATGATTTTGGACCCACGCTGAGCTTGCTAGAATGCGAGACTCCTTATTATGGGTCTGTGGTACGGTATTAATTATCGTGCGATTAGAGCCGTATTTATCAAGCAATAATCTCTCAACATTTCTAGCGAATCCTCTACCACCATTATTAGACTCGATCGAGCATTCCTGAACAGCTCCAGTATGCAGTAATTCAGCAACCTTTGGCTCTGTAATTTCCATAGATTCGTCTGAGAAATAAAGGTCTAAAACATAAGCTTCTTTCTCGTAAATCACATAATTAATCGAACACAAAAAGTCTGTTCCAGTGTCTGCGGTATCTGTATAGTTAAGAATTTTGCCTTCTGGAGCTTTCTCCCACTCCTTAAACTCTTGATAGAGTCGACCTTTCACATCGATTGGGGTTTGATTATAGTTGGCCTCAAAGATGTCGACATTCATTTCACGCTTGATGAGATTCATGTCTTTTTCGCTCAAGATGTCTTCACAGAGCATTTTGCCATTTTCATCTTGGACGTGATATTTAATAATCTCACATTCATCTCTGAATGCTTCCATAATACGACCTGCGAGATCGCGAGAAGACCAACGAGTCATAATGATAATGCACTTTTTCTGGCCTTCTAATCGCGAGAGCATGGTATTCACAAACCATTGATAGGTATTATCTAGTGCCGTCTCGTTGTATGCTTCCTCAGCGGATTTAATAAGGTCATCACAGATAAGATAATCACAACCAAAACCAGTAGCTGTACCGTTCGGAGAAGTGGCTAAGTATGAGATCTGACTCTGCCCGTCTATAGTCCATTTCTTAGCACTTGCATCACCATACTTAACCTTAGTCTTAGGGAACATGTCGGAAAAAACGACACGTTCACCCATCTTCTCTGTCTGAATAGTATTTCTGACATTCTTAGAAAACACACTAGCAACATCCTCGTTGTATGAAGCCGTCATGACTCGACTAGCTGGATTACGTCCGAGAAGCCATGCCGTGAGACATTGAGCCGTGAGTGACTTGCCATGACGCGGTGGCGCGTTAATGATGAGAAAACGCTTATCTCTATTATTAATAAAGTTTTCCACAGATTCACAGAATTCTTTAAGATATGGACGCTCATCTTTATAAAAATTAGGGAACAATACCTGGCAAAAATCGTAAAGATGACGCCTCGCAAGCTCTAGCTTAGCACCTAACTTGATTATTTCTTCTCTTGTCATTTCGCAAGCTTCCTTAATTCCTCTTCGGATAAGTTCTCAAATGGATTGAAGATTTCTTTCTCCGAAACATCTTTAGTCTCAGTTGGATCATAATTACCATTGAGCTTAATAAGCTTATCAGCGGCCTCTACACACTTCGGGTGGTCTGGGTCGCTAGCAATAGCGATTAAGTTATTAATCACATTAAGTACGAGATTTGGATCATTGGAAGCACGGATCTTCACCTGGTGGCGAAAAGACATGTCTTCTGTCGGGCGACCACCATTATTACCAACAGAAAGTTTATTTCCTTTGGAGAAAGTCCCGTCCGAGTTCCGTCCGACTTGTGCAGCCTTCTTTTTGCCAACAGAAGCCTTAGTAGTCTTTTTCTTGACCACCTTTTTAACCTCTTTTTTAGAGCTTAGGTTCTTCTGTCTAACTATTGGCATTTATTAATCTCTAATTTTCTTTTGGAGTTTCTTCGGTTTCAGCTCCAGGTTCTACTGGAGTATGTTCTTCTTCTGGCGCTACAACAGGTTCTTCAGAGTTTTCCACAGGATTCTCTTCGGAATGGGCTTCTTCAGTGGTTTCGGTATGATTATTGGCAGACTCATCCTCTGAAGTTTCTACTGGTGAATATTCAATAGCCTCTTCTGAATGTTCTAATTCTTCATGTACTTCTGGTTCTTCAGTAGCCTCATCATGTTTTTCTTCGTGAACTTCAGGATGTTCTGGTTCAGAATTTTCTCCAGGTGTTTCTGGGGATTCTTCAGCAGTATTTGAGTTTTCTACAGTTTCATCTTTGACCTCTGCTCCCTTAAGTACAAACACGATCGGGTCACCAAAAATCACTTTGTGACATTTACCATTTACGAATTCCTCTGTGATGTCAAAATCTAAACCATAAAAATCAACGATCACACGGCCGTTGCTATCTTTTTCTACCAAAATCTCATATTCCATTTTTTAATTCCTTGTTTTTAATCTATCCATTAACTGGATCCGTCTTGCATTAGTATTTCTACTTCTTAATTCTTCTATTAGCTCCTCAACGCTTTTGTTTCGGAGGCCCGCTCCTTTTCGTCCAAAGATAATAATTTTAGGTCGCCGTAACATCTTGTTTCCTGTAGGCTCCCCCATTACACCTACTTCAGCTAGAATCTTGCCAAGCGGCCTATAAACTATAAACGCTTGATCTCTCCTAATAATCGCTCTTAAGTCTTGTAGGTTAGCTGAGAAAATGAGGGAATTAAGAGTTTGAACGGCTAGTCCCAGTAGTTCACTATAGCTAAACTCTTCTCGGATTTTTCGTTTAGTAAAATCCAAAGTCCGCTCACATAAGAGTTTTGTTGTTACTAGAGATTCAAGTTCGTTAGTTCTAGTATTAAGATCCATATATTGCTCCGCTTAAATAGGTTCCAATTAAAAAGACCTCCAAGGAATACTCCTCAGAGGTCGTAGAAATCTACTTGAATTATAGCATAATCAGAAAAAAGTATTGACATTAAACTTAGTTGAGCTATAATCAAACTAAATTTATGCACTTACAATTACCCTAGTTTTCGCTAGGGTTTTTGTTTCCCCAAAATAATAATGGTTTATTTTGAGAGGTTGCACTTTTATGTTAAACGATAAAAGAATATCAGTAATGAGAGCACGTCTAGGTGTCCGTGCCTCAAGATTAATAAGAAACGATAAATTCTTGCCGATGTTTAGGAATAGACAATTAAGGTACAAGAAAGAGTTTGAAGAATCGGTTAAGTTAGCTAATAAAAAGCGAAATCCTGAGCACTTCTTTGCTAAGATCTGGGCTTGCGAGAATGTAGAAAAAACACTTAAGATGATGAGATCTATTATTTATCGTGCGATTGAGAAGGCTCATGAACTTCAAGAGTCGATTAAGCGAGTAAAAACCGAACATGATATTCAAGTCAACATTAATCCTATTGGCTTGGCTCAATTTGCCAAAATGAAGCATGACCTCTTTGGGCTATAGTTAAAAACTCTATAATATTCGTTATAATTCACTTTTAGTGGATGCTTTTTGCATTCATACAAACAAAAACCATGACCAATTTCGCCAGTTGACGAAAATGGTTTGTTCGGGTTTATACAAATCCACAAAAATACCGAACATAAACCAAACAAAAATAATGATCATTTTCACCAGACGGCGAAAATGATCGCTAAAAATATCAAAATTAATCTCTATATAGAATAATAAGTAAACT